AAAATTTTTTCGTTAACAGAGAATTAATGCTACCCAACAAGCAATCAGATCCATCAGGTCGGCCTTCTCTTGATAGAGTGGCGCTGGTGGACGCAGAGTATTTCAATAGCTCGCCATACATAGTGGCCATCTAGACGAAAGCGCTTGGAACGGAATCATTTTTGATCAAGGAGAGTTTAACAGACCTACCCTATGGATGTATGTAGAAGATTTCCAAGCCCCATCTTGTACCAGTGTCTTTGACAGTCGTTTCCGAACGTCTTAGACAACTGAAAGAATAAGACTTCACTTTTTATGCTTTCGGCTCCACAGCTGAGAGCAGAACATTTGATGTCCAGATCCAGGATTTATAGCAATAAACCTTCTGGTTAATTGCCAAACCTGAAGACCACGGTGTTACCCACAACGCCTACGATGAGGTAAGGTTTCTCTTCAATATGCTTCTTATGGAGATGGACTGCAAGAACATAACCTGGCTTGAAGCTAACTCGAACCCTCACTTAAGAGAAATCTATGACGCTTAATTGAGTCATTTCGGCTATAACCCAATCTCAAAGACTGGAACTACTAGTTCCATTCATTCCAGCTCTGACTGGACCATACCATTGCGACTGAAAGTCAGTCACAAGAGAGATATATTAGCCATGAAGTGGAAGTTGTACATCTTCTGCTTAGTAAAAGGTTTTTCTCGAGAAGAGCATCAGTAGCTTGAGTCCTTTGCGTACATTAACTTGGATGCAGAGTTTAAGGAGTTCTTCATGGAAGATAGTTTGACCAGTTATCCACTGCCTCCAGTGGGTAATCGCGATACTTTTTCCGTGTATTACAAAACCCTCTCGACCACAATGTCCCGTCCTGCACTCTAGGAGAAGGCAAGCTCACCTATCTAAAAAGTCGTAAGATAGGAAGAGACCTTGTTCTAAGAGGTGTTCTAGATTCAGCAAGGAATTAAGCCCAAGTGCATACAATATGCCAAACTTCACAAACGCGTCATCAACGGGGATTTATCTGCCGTTCGAGTTGATTAATTTGACGAATACTGTCTCGGAGATGAGAATGACGTGAACTGGGCCCTTGCTTTTAAGAGCTTTTTTAAGAAGATAACAGGTTGTATTAACGCTCGTGCCAACGGAACGAAGATAACAGACATAGACACAGAATGGCAAAACACAATTGAGAAAATGGGAGACAACCAGGAGTTCTTTTTCAAGAAGTCAGCCCTCTGGCCTTAAATGATCAGGGTTGACGCTATTGATAGAGGCATATTAGAGGATAAAGTCTATTCCGGACGAGATGACGAATCTAAGCAACCTCTTGCTTGGAACCAGGGTAATTAGGTTTACTCTGGTCGAGAAGATAGTTATCCTTAAATTGATCCTGTGCAGGCATCAGTGTGCCTTCAGAAAGATTTTCCAGGCGAAGCGGAGCACGTTACTCTAGTTCATGTCGATGCGCGACGTGATAAGTAGCGACATTCGCAGAAGGTATGGGAATCTTATAGATTGGGCATTACACGTCTAGTGCAGCGAGGATGTGCTTATCAACAGTAGGGATCGAATATTATAATCGTATCCCCACCTGACGATTTGTGCTTCTTCAAAGCATTAGCTCACTTCGCTTACAGCGAAGCTCATCGCCCATACGCCTGTGATTTAGCGTATCAACAGGCCAGGCAATGCACTGTTGCTGGCACCAAGGGTCATAACGAGGATACCATTTCCATGGTCACAAGAGCCTTAGGCTTATCTTATATGACATTTGACTAGTTCGTTTCGACGGTCAAATTGATTAGAGAACGTGATTTGGAAAAGAAAAATCTGTCCAGATTCAACACACCCCTCTTCCCGTGCATTGTGCTTCATAACAATCACGCTTGCGTGGCTGTCTTGTAGCATAAGGCCAAGAAAAAGCTATACTCATATAGCCAACTCGCGGATGCCTTCAATCTCCCTTTCAGAGCTTCTAGCAGCTCCACTTGCCCTCTACTTGTCTAGAATAACGCATAGATAAAGGTCGAGCGTTTAATGAAGAAGATTCAAAAGTAAAACACGGATTTCTAGCGATACAAACAAGAAAAGAGGAATGAAAAGAAGGAGAAGAAGAAGGAAAAGATAACACCCGAACAACAGGTCCATAGACAAATTCATTATTGCCTTAGGAAGAACCTTGAGATCGAGCCAATGTGTCTTCCGGAGACGCATGAGTCTGATTCAGCTGTTGCACAGTTTGTTTTAGATTACTAATTGGGCTTGAGTAGGAATGTAAATGTCCCCATACCAGAGTCAAAAACTGGTTATGTGTATTTAGCATCCCTCCAGAAGAAGAAGTAGATCGACATCTTCAAACCAGGTCCTCCTAAGTAAGTTTCCACTTACTAACTCAAAGATAATATCTTTGGCGACAATCTCATACATGATGAAGATTTAGCCGAGGCTGTAATCAATGAGTTGGCACCGGAAGATTTTTCTGCGGAACAAGTTGAGAAGGTGTTGTCCCACTACGAAGGCATCTAAGACTAGAATGGACTGATCCCTGTTGGGAATCAGTAATCTAGTAGTGATGCCAGGGCTGGAAACACAGCCTTCCAAGATTCTCTCCAGTAAGTGTATGGATCAAGATAAATCATCAAGAATGAGCCACCCAAGGGAATCAAAAGGGACGTAGTTGTAGGTCGAAAGGTCGCCAACATGGAACTATACGGAGAGGGAGATTTAATAGAGATGAAAAACGTCAACTCTACTGCAGTAGCGGAAGCTACAGTTGCTCTAGTGCTGAGCACCCACACCTCTCAGAATGGTCGAGTGTCGAATAATGACAAGACGATCGCCAAGTACAACCCCTTTTAGGTTAAGCCACATCGTATTGGCAAAGATAAATTGGTAGTGGAGCCCATTAGAGTAAACATCTAGGGTTCTCTGCCGCCAAATTTCTATGATTGGGTGACTCTTTATGGCCTCGACCTTCATCCGGAGGCCAAGCAATATGCTTCTCATACTAGTGGTGGCCACTCAGCATTGAGAACATTTGTTAATCTGATGATCTGCGCACACTGGACTGAGATCTTGACTTTATGTCTCCGCTCTAAAGAGGCCTACGGCCATGATGATGTCAAGATAGTTTGTCCTGGTGACAAGTATCAGAAGACAACTACAATCCTCGACAGCTGCTTGCGTATTGATCCTCACGTCTGGTACCCAATCACCAACGAGATGACCGATGTGCAGAAAGGCCAAGCTAGAAAGCACCAGAAGAAGTTTTTAGAAGATGTGGAAGTAGTAAGATGAATGCAGAATTACGACCAAATGTCAAACCACGATAGGACTCAAGCTTTCCTGGCCCAGCATACACTGTACGCTGATCACAATAAACATGCCATGGATTTATCCATGAAGAGGAGGAAGATAACCCATATCTCTGTTAGACCCGTCGAGTTGCCCTACGACGCGTAGTACTATCAGATGCACAATGCCGACTGCAAGGCTAAGAAATGGGAGCCAGGATACATAGATCACTTATACTTGGATGGGCTGATCCAAGAACATGACTAGCTTTACCCTTAGAGCCAAGTGATCTATTCAATGATTGACGTTCACTATTATCTCTCTGGATGGTAGCCGATGAACCGCAAGTTTACGGATTGGTTCAATGCTGTAGGAGGAAATTTTTTCCCTGCACCAGGAGAGTACATTCTACCTTTCAACGAGGGTAGATATGTAATAGATGGACAAAGCAATGTTTCCTTCGTGGCTAGACGTTCTGGTAATTGGTATCGACATCCATTAGTTGGTCTGATGGATCCGGTCCAATCTATCAATTTCGGATGGTATTCTATAGCCCTGTCGTCAGGCAACCCTCGTGACTTCAAGTTGTTCAAATACGCCCCTACGGGCTACAACACCAAGACTAGTCTGTAATCCACCTGGATAGCAGATCAAATGGAGAACTTGAAAGGTACGAAGATTGCTCCAATGATTAAGGCTGGAATTCCTGAGAGATGGTAGGAGTCTAACACTAACGAGTTCATCGCTTCTATTTGTAGGAGCGGAGGTTTCGCCAAGCTTAGCCATGAGAATTAGATCTAGATCTATTCTTATTTTAGCAAGGCTGTTACTATCCGTTAATATAAGTATTAGCGATAACCCAGAGGCTCTTTCTGCACATTTTTACTTGGACCCAAGGTTGAATGCAAGTTTCACGACTTTGTTGCACCACACGCGACAGACTTGGATTCTCGCCTAGGTTTAAGTGAATACAATAGTTTGAAGTCTTAAGAACGGATCGATCCCCTGAACGAGCAAGGTTTGCTTGGTTTTTTGACTCCCAATAGGGTTAAAGTCCCCCGTGTGACCGTGGAGAGAATTTCCGGGAAGCGATCTGTTAAAGACAAACTACTTCTGAAAAGAGACAAGCCCAGCAAGATGACTCATGTTCAACTTTTGAACAACAATGAGGTCAATATGGTTTATTGCGGAAGGAACAAGCAGAATGAACCAGAGTAATCTGGTATCGAATAACCGCAAGAGGAGACTGGGCAGGAAGGGTTGGCAGAGACTGCGGAGCGCGGGCATGCTTTGCTCTGTCAATTATAGTATGGACGCTGCGATTGGGATGAAGTCATGCAGCTATATGCTATGTAGGTCTAATAGAAAAAGACAGCCAAGGTGAAACAAGTCAATTTTTGTCAAGACAATTGCATTAATATGGAAGATTACTTTTGCATTAAGAGGCCAGACTATACTCAACTATAGTCTATGAATCCTGAGGTTATTCATACGCCCGGACTCTATCAGTAGTAGATTCGTTCTGCTATTCGATTATGTCAACGCCAGACTGAACGCATGGCGATTCACAAGAATGCATTAGTACCTTTCAATTAGGTGGTTGCTGGCAAAGTTGTCTCAAAGAGTGGCTCGTCGGTTCTGTCTAAGGATCTAAACCTTCCTATCAAAGAGTTTGAGTGGTCCTCAAAGTCTCTGGACAATACACTGTGGGCAATACAGAGACACCTTTCAGCAAAAATGAGACCAGACGAGTCCTGTTTGAATGAGTTCGGTATGATGACCGAAGGATTCATGTCTGATCTTGTTTAGCGCATTCTGTCGGAAAATCCCTGGCCACAAGGATACCTCATGGACTACCCGAAAGGGTAATAAGCTTGGACAGATGCGAAAAAGCTGAAGTATGAGAAGAATCTCATGAGAGTCTTTTGGGACGTGAACTATACGGATTATTTGTGTTCTTTCACACTGATGGTGAAGACTGGAGAAGTAAACACGACTGTGGACATGTCATATGATAGCGATGGTTTCTTGATTGGACAGTCAAGTAGGCCAAGAGCTATAATGAATCCAACCAGTGGGGCCTTTGGCCTCATGTAGGCTGTTCAGTCAGAAATCTTCCCCTTGGTGAGAAAACACATACCCGGATTCATTCACGCCATGAAAGGCCAAGAGATCGTTGACCTGGTTAAGTCGCGAATCAAACACGATTGGAAAGCAATATCACTTGATGGTAGTGCTTTCGATTCGTCTTAGTTCGAATGTCTTATGCGTCTGGTCGATGATAAGTTTTGGAGAGGAATGCGGCCCTTTATAAGGAGAGTGATTTAGCACAATTGGGATGGAATGGTCAATACACCGGCTAATAGCGTTGATAAGATAACGGAGCAACTGATGAAGGCGCTCTTGAAATCGTAAAACCTAGTCTTTGTCCATCTTCCTGGTGTCAAGTCGCCGTCCTGGCCGCCCTAGGTAAGAAAGCAATTTTTCCGAGATGTCGAATAGGCCGGACAGTGGAAGAATGGCGATCCAGAGGAAGATTGGATATACCTAGAGTTGAACGGAACAACGTTTAGTGGACACTCGACCAAAACTACTCTTGGCAACACTCTCAGGACATTGTGCTATGCCTGGTTCTATATCATGAAGGCTGGTATCTCTTAGACACCCTGGAATTCGAATAAAGTTTTCGCAATTGCATCAGGTGATGACTGTGTCATCTTTGTCTCGCCTGAATATGCAGACGTACTTTATGGTACTATTTTGGGATTGTCGTCTAGGAATACTAAAGAATAATGAGTAGGATTAGGTCAATGCATTAAAGAGATTCAAATTGGCAAATTCTTCGAAATAGAATTTTGTTCAAAGTGGTCGGACTCACCGGACGGAAGTCTGGAATCATGGACGATGTGCAGATCGATAGTCAAGTTAATGACTACCAAGTAGTACTTCACTGGTAAGAATAAGCATATTCTTACCGATCCGTGGTTACACAGGAAAGCCATATTGGACGGATTCGAATCGGAGAAAGTGTCAATTCTCATAGAGGACATGCTGCAGATACAGTTGCAGAAGCTAGAACGTCCCATCATCTCGGACTCCTTGTTGCAAACTAAACTCAGGTAGACGAAATAGATCTTATATGCCTAGGACCCCAATCATTACTAGATGTAAAGCTATGTAAATGATAGGATGTCTTATACAGTAAAGGATTTATGGAATCTTAAACTAGAGGATAGAGTGTACGCAGGGAGAACCAGACAAGGCTCAAGCGATATTAAGATGTCTAGAAATAGAATGTCGAAAACGAGCAAACAGCGAAATCGACTCAACCATGAAAGGGCTGAGCTTCGTAAAGCTGAAATTAAGATGGCAAAGACTCTAGCTTCTCAGATTGAGAGCAAGTAGCACAAGTAAGCAAAGCAAGGACCCAAGGTCTAAACTAGCGGCCCTCCACAAGTCACTCGGCCGAAGTTTAATAAGGGTATGTTGGAGTAAAAGGACAATACTCGCGACGTCTTGACAGCCTGGGATGAACAGTTGGTGGCTAAGTGTAGTCCAGGACAGTTCAATGTCTCATATGTGGCGGGCATGAATGTTACGAATCTTCCAACAAATTGCTTTTCGGTCTCCAACACTTTTGCTGAAGCCAACCGCTTTGGTCAATAAGTCAACGAACCCTTAGGTACGAGCGACTATACATTGATCATGTGGAGCAGTTCAATGACGGCTTTCAATGGTGATGGAGCTTAAGGCAATATACCTGAAACAGACCGATTGGGAGGCATGGTGATGAAAATGGTAGATGCTGCAGACTTAGATAATGCTTGGATTACTCGGGGCATATTCGAAGGTGTTTAGTCGGCATATACCATGTTAGAAGTGTACGGCTCTGATATGACTAAATTCTCTGCGGGGGGTTATGTCTGGGCTTCAGAGGCTACTTTTAACGTCTTAGCACCTATGGCTAACATCGTGGGGTCTTGGTACCGAGGGACTATTCAGTATGGACAGCTTCCCAGTGGTAATGGGCAGGCTTTGTCTTTAAGGCAGCTTCTCGAAATTGCTGGCGACATCGAAGTGATGAAGCCACAGTTTAAAATGAGAACTGGCGTAGTAAACCACAATATCGTCTATGAATCCTAATAGAACAACAATGACGGACTCAAGGACAATGAGTTTGTAGGCGAGTTGGTGAACTATGTAATCTTATAAGACGTAGCCAAGAACATTACGACGGGGACGAATGCAAACTTTACGCTGCAGATGAACATAAAAGGGAATGGAGTCTTCTGGGGAAACCCTTCGGACGCCATAGCCAACAATTTGTTCAAAGTCTCAGCTTAGAGGAAGAGTCCCATGCCTGGCTTGCTGGCCGGAGTGACCCAAAATCCTGACTAACATCTACCCAAGAGACCTAGTTCTATTTGGGAAGGTGCTAAGTATTTGGCATCACAGGCCTGGCACAATCGGAGTGCAATAATGACGGCTGCTTAGTCATTGGCACCTCTGCTGCTACAGGAGAACGACGATGAGTCTCAAGAAGTTGCCGTAAAGGCGAACTACGCGTAGTAGCTGTCTGACGCATGTACTGCGATATGTGCACTGCATCTGCAGAATCCATATCTGGATCTCAAACCCCTGGAACAGCAGTTGGTACAAGAACGAGAAAGAGTTCGGAAGTATCCAGGAAGACTAATCCCGTTGGCACCGGAGGTTAGTGGCGCAAAGGAGTTATGCTAGCTCGAGCCTTAGTGTACTACTAGGGCCAACTCACAGAGGAAGAAGTGATTCATCCTCTCGCCCTTTGAGGCGATTTATCACGGGAGTAATCCCAGAACCACAGGCACCCCCCCGGGAGAAAAATAGGGTGCCGTTTTTTCCATTGAGAAAATTTGAGGAGAAGAAAAGGATGCTCTAAGTAGGGAGCTTAGGCATCGGGGGA